TATGTCGATAAAAAGAACAAATCTATAGATAACACACAGGCTGATAAGCGCAGAGCAATAGAGGCTCACCAAGAGCGCACAAACGATTTAGATTGGGAGTTAATGTAATGGCTATATATATTTGTGATTTTTGTGACGGCATTAAAGACGATGATTATAACCCGCCAGAAGCGCTGGCTGGTAAGTACGACTTAGTTTGTGATGATTGTAATGTCAATTATTTTAATGAAAAGGGAGAAGAAAACGATGATAGAGAATGTAGCTGATTTAAAAAAATTAATCCAAGACCTTGACGACGATACGATTATTGCGGTAGACGATGGTGGCGCTTTTTACGGTATAAGTGATGCCGAGGTTGACCATGACCAAGAGACAGATAGCTATCATGTACTGTTTTTAAGAGTAAATAAAATTTTTAATGAAAAGGAGAAAGTAGATGACTACTATATTAAAGGTGAACAAGTTCTCTCACCATTCGGTGATGGGAATTGGGATGCCAACATTATACATAATGATGGATGACTACTACGTTAAAGATGAAGGTGAAAGAATATGAAAATGATGTTTCTGAAATTTTACGATAATTATAATATGGTTATGGATCACAACAAGAATCCTCTACGCCATATCCCAGACCCTGTTTCGCGACTATGGATCATGACAGTATTATCATGGATGTGGTGCATTGCCTTTGGATTATATGTCGGAAGCGTGATGTATATGGGTGCAAGTTTAGTTGCTCACTTTAGCATATTGTTCATGGTTATGTTTACTGCTTCGGTCTTTTATGATGCCGAAAGGCGAGGTGACAGTTGGTTGCTGGCTTTAAGAGCTGAACAGCTCAAAGCAAAGATCAAAGAAAACCGAAAGAGACTTAACAAGTGTGTTTGGAACACAGACAAGGAAGCATAATATGAATAGTGTGATATATGACTTTGAAACATTAAGTCAAGATATGGTGAATGGTGTTGCGGTTAGCTTGGCTGTTCTGCAGTATGATGAGAAAAGATTCTTGACCACTCCGTATGAGTATGAAGAGTTGCTTGATGAAGCTCATATGATTCGCTTTGATGTTGCTGAACAGATTGAGCTTGGTCGTACTATCCAAAAGAGTACACTAGATTGGTGGAAGAATCAGCCCAAAGAAGCACAGGCTCTACTGAAGCCATCTGAGCTTGACAAATCTATCAAAGAGTTGTATAATTGGTTCTGTGCTAAGATTGATGTTGGACCAGTTAGAAAGGTCTGGACAAGAGGTAACTCATTTGATCCTATCTTCCTTCGGACATTACTTGCGCACTCTGGCGAGAAAGATCCGTTTGACTGGTGGTTGATTCGAGATACTCGTTCATTCATTGAAGGTTTGTCATATGGCTCTCCGTTGAAGAACACTTTTGTTCCTGAGGAGTTAGCTGATAAATTTGTGGGACACGATCCACGTCATGATATTGTTATGGATGTGATGCGTATGCAAAAACTGATTAACATCGTTGCAGGAGACGAATAATGAAAGACCGTTTTGATATGGAGTCTGATATAATGAATTGTTGGGCTTTACTAGATGATGTGAAGCTAATGGCGAAACTTATAATGGACACTGATGTCTATGACGGGATGCCGCCTGAACTGAAAGATAAGATATGTAACCAATTGTTCGGCATTGCTGAAGTAGCTGATATGAGATTCAATAAAATGTGGGACACTTTCCTACAGGTCAATAAACTAAACGAGTACAATAAATAATGTCAAATCCATTTGATTACATCAATGCTATCAACACTTCTAAAGTCGACCTAATGACTGGGACTGAAAATGATCAACTTGCTGAGAAAGGGTATGATCCATTCTTGACAAATCGCGCATTGTCGTATCACACGGACACCATTGGTCTTGCCAATGAAATGAACACACGTCACCAACTTGATAAAAAGCCGCAGTTCCAGTTTTTTATAAATACTGTTAGACCAAAAAAGCGATATGCTAAATGGGAAAAGAAGCAGAAAGACAGTGACGTGGCGTGTATTAAAGAGTATTATGGTTATAACGATGTTAAAACCCAACAAGCCCTTGCTATTCTTTCTGCTGATCAAATCAGCGATATAAAAAGAAGAATAGATAAGGGTGGCAAAAATGCTGGATAGTCTGGTGGAAGTATTACTTAAAGATGATGATGATTTTCTAAAGATCCGCGAAACACTGACGCGAATTGGCGTTGCATCTCACAAAAACAAAACCCTGTATCAATCGTGCCATATCTTGCATAAGCAAGGTAAGTATTACATTGTCCATTTTAAAGAGTTATTTGCGCTTGATGGTAAGCCAAGTAATTTTGGTGATGAGGACATTGGTAGACGTAATACTATTGCCAACCTGTTGGCTGAGTGGGGATTGATCAAGTTAGTTGACGGTGAGAAAACAAAAGAGCCAATAGCTCCTTTGAATCAAATTAAGGTTTTGCCTTACAAAGACAAAGCCGAGTGGAATCTTGAAACAAAATATAATATTGGGAAGAAACAATAATATGTCAAACACTAATTATGAGAAAGTCCGAGAGTTCATGCAAACGTTTGGACAAGAAGTTAAAGATGATCCTGCATACGCAGGGGATGAAGTTTCTGACTTGCGTATCGAGTTGATCTCTGAAGAGCTACAAGAATTATGTGAAGCAGTAGCTAATAATGACATGCCTGAAATCGCAGATGCTCTTACTGATCTGTTGTATGTTGTTTATGGTGCTGGTGCTGCATACGGTATCGATCTGGACGCGACATTCGATGAAGTTCATGATTCAAACATGAGCAAACTTGGTGAAGATGGCAAACCAATTTATCGCGAAGACGGTAAGATTCTCAAAGGTCCAAATTACTGGGCACCAGATATGGAGAAATTCGTATGAAGTTAAGTAAAAACTTTTCATTGGCTGAATTCACAAAGAGCCAGACTGCTGAACGTAAAGGTCTAGACAACACACCTAAAGGCGAGCACCTAGATGCCGCTGTTGTATTGTTTGAGAATGTTGTACAAAAGGTTCGTGACCACTTTGGTCCAACTGTACTTAACAGCGGTTATCGTGGTCCAGAATTAAACGAAGCTGTTGGTGGGAGTTCAAAGTCACAGCATTGTAAAGGTCAAGCGGCAGACATTGAAGTTCCAAGTGTGCCAAATTATGAAGTTGCTAAGTGGATTGAAGACAACTGCGACTTTGATCAGTTAATCTTAGAGTTCTATACATCAGGTATTCCAGACTCTGGTTGGGTTCATGTCTCATATGTGAGTCCTGAAGACAATCGTAAGAGTGTTCTGACAGCTGCTCGCGTTGACGGCAAGACCCAATATAGCGTTGGGTTGACTGAATAAGATCTCTATTCCCACATAGAAGCGCGGCTTATGTCGTGCTTTTTTTATTCTCTCAGTAGTATTACTGACGTTCTAGAGAGACTAATCGTTATAAATAATTGTAAAACATTGTAAAGGATTGAAATGAAGAAATATATTATTGTTTTGTTATTGTTCTGTAATGTTGCGATTGCTCAAGATGTTGATAGTGGAAATACAAGCACCCAAGACGGTGACTTGAACACGAACCAGCAAGGCGCGACAGTGGATTCAAACAATGAAACGACAACAAACACGAACCAGTATAATGGTGCAGGCAGCGCAAGTGAGATACCAGTAGCAACAGCAACAGCACCATCGTTGATGTCGACTGGACCAGATAGCTGTCTTAAATCTAAATCGTCAGGCGCACAGACAACTGTTATCGGTTTTAGTAAAGGCGGATATGTTCAAGATGAAGAGTGTAATAGACGAAAGGATGCAGTAGTCTTATTCTCACTTAATATGAAAATTGCAGCCATTACACGGATGTGCCAGAACCAAGAAGTGTGGGAAGCCATGTTATTGTCTGGAACGCCATGCCCGATTGTAATCAAAGGTAAGGTGATTGTTGGTAAAGCAGCGTTCATAACATTAAGACGCCAGCCTAATATCTTTGTGCCCAATTACAAAAAGATGAAAAAAGACAAGAAAGAATATATAAACACAATTCTCGGGATAGGGGAAACGAATGCTAGTAACACGAGTGATGACCAAGAAGCTGCTGACAGCGGTTCTATTTCTGACCGTTACAGGACTGTCGATTGGCCAGACGAGTAATGGTACATCAATTCAAAGTCTGACATTTGGTAATCTAATTGATCCAGGAATTAACCCGCTCCGCCCAGTTGGCGATTATGTTGAGATTCAAGAATTAGTCAATACAGCTGCATATATCAACACACAAGTCAGTAACGCACAGGCAAGTGTTATTGAAATGAGTATGATGACTCCTGATACTGCAGCCGATGCGAATGATGCCATCGTTCCTGTAGCTGGTAGAACAGACGCTCATAAGATTGATTTATTGGAAGCAGCATATTATAACCAGTCGATTCTTGATGTCGTGAATGCAAATTATTATAGTGCAGAACATTTATTAGTGCAGAGTTATGAAGATAACAAAGACGAAATGGATGCAGCTATCGATATGTTTGCTGAAGCTGCAACTGAAATTAGTAAAGCTGAAGCGGTGTTTACTGAAGCAATTAATGCAGAAACAGACGAAGAACGTGTTGATCTTCAAAACTATATTCGAGCTAATGACGTACAAATTGATCAGTCAACAGTACAACAATTTAACCAATCATTGGATACGATTGAAGATAAAGCTCAAGCGGCAACAGCGGCATTATTCGCAAGTCAAGATGCAGCAGCTCTTGCAATGATAAACTATGATGCGCAAGCGACATTGTCGAATATAACTAATTCGACAGTTTCATATGACGCGTGGACAGATCAAATGACTGTTACATGGGACAATGCGACTAATACTGTGTTACAAGGCATGTTCTTCAATAACGAAGGTGAAGTGCAGTGGACACAAGCAGCAACTGAAGTGTACGATGGGTTCTATGGTGACACACCGCCAGTTGATGTGAACGCTATGTATAGTGCATACGACTATGGAACTGGAGAATCATATGCCAATGTTGCACCTGGATATGACATCAATGCAAAATTATATGACCCTGTCCAATTAGCGACAGATGTTATTAATGTACAGAACACATCTCAGGATGTTACAAGCTATAATAATCAAAATGGTAATTTAGGTTCGACTGGACCAAACACTATGATAACTGGAGCAATTCCTGGAGCCAGCGATGGAAATCCTGGAGCTTTCGATCCTGACCCAACTTTCGCGAGTGATGAACAGGAGTTTCCAGAGTTTGATAGAACAGAATTAATACCAGTCGGTGGACCATAATAGGAGTAGTATATGAGTCTGGAAGAAACAGAACTTAATGTTGGTGGAGTTAAGTTTAAGGGAATTTACATCGCAATCATGGCATCCATCATTGGTACAATCGGTGGTGGTATCTGGGCTGTGTCAGAGTTTTATTCAAGGGTTGGTGTCATTGATGATACTCTCGCCCAACTAGAAGAGACAGTTGATGATCTTGGTGGTGCGCAACTGAAAGAGTTGAAGAAAATTATTGAAGAAGAGCAGATCAAACTCACAACAATCGAAACAAGACTTGAAGATAATAACATAAGTCACTTGCAAGGCAAGTTAGCCGAGTTACAAACAATGCTTGAGACAATTGGCTCACGTCAACAAGAGGTTCTCACAGAAGCCAAAGAATCTGAAGCAAAGGTTGCTGAGCTTGAGAAGTCGTGGATCGAGGTTCGCAATGAGTACAAGGCGATGGCTGATGCTCTCAAGAAGTTTGAAGACCGAACAAATAAGTTCAAGATTGAGGTTGATAATCTGTGGGAAGGGTTGGATGCAGCCTCATCACCATTGGGTTAAAATAGGTTAAAAAATAGCCTATATGGGGACTTCCGAGTCCCCTTTTTTATGCCTGAGATATACCAATTATTACCTAAAATTAATGAAAAAAGAGCGTAAAAAGGGTTGTCTTGACCTGAAATCTATGGTATAATAGGTTTTAAAAGATTGAGGAATGTCCATGTTAACCACCGTTGAACTAGCCAAACTCCTGAGCCTTGAGGTCGATGCCCTGAGCATGAAAGCCTTTGCTGATACTGAAACGCCCACCAAAGGTAAAGAAATCCTTTTTACTGGTTATGATATATACACCCACTCTGAGCTACTTGCTATGCATACCGCTAACATGGAAACTCTTGAGATGGCATATCGGGCTGAATCCAGCCAAGTCTAAAAAGCCAAAAATTTACCTTGCCATATACTTTGGTTTGAGCTATAATTGACTTTGTTTCCCCCTTCCCTTATGTGAGTTTTTATGATTGATTATTGTTCTAAAAAATGGGACAGCCTTTCTAGCCTTAAAAAGCGTATCGAATCTGATTACGAATCTAATAAAACAACTGAAGATGTTATCTGTTTCAATGGCTTTGAGCTTACTGTCTTCAAAAATCCCAAAACATCTTCAAACGTTTTTATCTATACCTTATCTGACGGTCAATTATCTAAAGAGGAATCAGGATGAAATTAGTAATCAATACTCAATATCGCGAAAACTATGGTGCTCACGACTGGGATGGTGAGGGTGAGTGTCCTCAGTATTGGAAGTCTAAAGGCGGTTCCGAGTATGTTATTGAAAACATCTCGTATTTTGATGTACTCCATGGCGGAGATTTGGTTGATTCTGTTCGTGATTTGATTGAGTATTCTAACGAGGCATCATTAGAGTATATCATTGATTGGGAAGTTATTGGTGATGCTGAGGTTACATGGGAACACTGGGAAGCACCATGGTTCCTGAAGAAAGAAGGTGGTAAGTGGGTTGCTACTCGCAGACCAACTCACTGGACTATTCCAGTCGAGGAAAGTTTTACGATGCTTCCGCAAGGTGGTCGTGAAAATTATGGCTATGTTGAATTACAGGACATAGCATAATCAATTTAATTGAAAGAGAATATATTTTATGAGTAAAGTAAATATGAAACTAGCATTCGCAATCCTTATGTATGCACCAACTGCGTTCCTTTTTATATATGGTGCTAAAGCTCTTGAGATGACTCAAGATCAAGTGTTATTATCAACAGCTTGGGTGATGTTGGTGTTAATAAACCAAATGTTTGTTGGATTAGCATTAACCGATAAGAAATACAGCGAGAAGTTATAATGCACGCTACTTTTGATAAAGTAATTTTAACTGACTGTGATGGAGTGCTCCTTGATTGGGAGTACTCTTTCAGCTCTTGGATGGACTCTAAAGGATATGAGCCTGTAGACGGATATAGAGATATCTATAATGTCAATGAGCGATACATGCTGACACGTGCTGAGTCTAAGCCGATGGTCAGACACTTCAATGAGAGTGCTTGGATGGAAGACATCCCGCCCCTCAGAGACGCAGTTAAGTATGTTCGCAAGTTACATGAAGAACACGGTTATGTATTCCACTGTATCACTTCTATGTCGGATGATGACAAAGCTATTGCTCTGAGGCAGAGAAATCTCGACAACGTTTTTGGTAAGGGTGTGTTTGTTGTATTGGTTTGCCTTGAGTGTGGTGCTGATAAAGATGATGCTCTGGTAGAGTATAGAGACTCCGAGTGTTGGTGGATCGAAGATAAGCCTGCCAATGCTGAGCTGGGTACACGGTTTGGTCTAAGAAGTATTTTGGTTGACCATAGGTACAATAAAGAGTATAATGGAACAAGAGCCAATAATTGGCGTGATATTTACAATATGATAACAGGAGAGTGAGATGGAAATTAAAGTCGGTAAGACATACAGCGTTTCTCCGCTATACAAGAAGTGTTTTGTTGAGGCTGAGACATTCATTAACTGTGATGATGATGAACAAAAAATGATTGTGAGTACGCTTTGGCGCAACGGTACAGTCAATGTCACACCGCAAAATCAAGACGAGGTTGACATCCTTGAAGCAGCAAGCTATGCTGAAGATGATGATGAGTTTGAGCCATACCAGTTTGAAGAGCATGAGTTTGTTTCTACTTGGGATGGCGTTTCGGTAGATATCGACTTTGTTGGTGGGCAGACTGATGAGAAAAAAGAATATCTCGATGAAGGTTATTTAGGAGATGGGTTCTTCTTCCTTGAAGCAGAGGGTTATGATAGCGAAGAGTCAAACATCGTTATGCACGGTGAGCTTGAGATCGAAGAAGTTGAAGGATATGACGCTTAATGTATTTTTATACCCATGCGCACGTGCGAGGTAACAAGGTAAACATCCGTGGTTATCAGGATGGTAGACGTTTCACGCATCAGGTAGACTACAATCCAAAATTGTATGTCCCATCACCCAAGCCAACTAAGTGGACAACGCTTGAGGGCGAATATGTTGACGAGGTTGCGCTTGGTGACATCCGTGAGGCTGGCTACTTTGTACAGAAGTATGAAGGTGTTTCAAACTTTAAGATCTACGGATCAACCAAGTGGGCTTACACTTGCATAAACGAAAGGTTTGGCAATGATTATGATACTGACATGATCCGTATTGCTAACATTGATATTGAGGTTGCTTCGGAAGAGGGTTTCCCTGCTCCCGAAAAGGCTGATCAAGAGGTTACAGCTATCACTGTTTCCCTAACACGGAACGGCAAGCGACAATACTATGTTATGGGTGTTGGTGAGTATGATGACACTGGTCAAGAAAACGTCAAGTATGTCAATTGTGTCAACGAGAAACGTTTGTTGTCTGCCTTTGTTGCTTTGTGGCAAAGACTTGACCCTGATATCGTCACTGGTTGGAACATTGAAGGGTTTGATATTCCATACCTTGTGAACCGCATTGCTAAGTTGTTTGATGATAAGTTTGTGAAACGACTCTCACCATATGGTTGGATCAAAGAACGTACCATCCGCAACTTCAATCGTGAAGATACCATCTATGAATTGACTGGTGTCGCTACGCTAGATTATCTCCACCTGTATAAGAAGTTTACATACTCGCAACAGGAATCATACAAACTTGATCACATTGCTCATGTAGAGCTTGGTGAACGCAAGGTCGATTACTCTGAGTTTGATAACCTGAACCAATTACACAAACAAGATTACAAAAAGTTTATTGACTATAATATCAAAGATGTCGCGATTATTGATAGGCTTGAGGATAAGATGAAGCTCATTGAAGGTGCTTTGGCGATTGCTTATGATGCTAAGGTGAACTACAATGACGTATTCACGCAGGTTACGATGTGGGATGTTCTTATACATAACTATCTCATGTCAAAGAATATTGTCATACCACCAAAGAGCGAGGCAATCAAAAACTCTCAGTTTGCTGGAGCGTATGTCAAAGAGCCTCATGTTGGTATGCACGACTGGGTGATGAGTTTCGATTTGAACTCACTGTATCCGCATTTGATTACGCAGTACAACATCTCTCCTGAGACGTTTGTTGAGGATGAGTGGTTGACTGAAGTCACGTTAGAGGATATAATTGATCGTAAGATTGATGCACCGCCAGAGCATTCAATGGCTGGCAACGGAAGATATTTCAGAAAAGACAAGCAAGGTTTCTTGCCTGAGATGATGGAAAAGATGTACAACGAGCGTGTTGGTTATAAGCAGAAGATGCTTGCCGCACAAACTGAACTTGAAGAAATAAACAAAAGGTTATTAGAAATATGAAGAAAGGTACTGTGGTTTCATTAGTGACTCTCACTGGAGAGTTTGTTGGTAAGTTTGAAGAAGAGACAGCTGCTGGTGTTGTACTCACTAAGCCACGCATGTTAGTCCATGGTGAGCAGGGTATGGGATTTGCTCATGGCGTTTGTGCGACTGGTAAAGCTGATGTTGACTCAGTTTCTTTCTATACTGGTGGTATGGTATTCATGACCGAAAGTAATGATGATATTGAAAAGGCATATGTCCAAGCAACAAGCGGGATTGTAATATAATGACTGAGAGAGCTGAACTTCTAGAGCGAAAGAAGCAACTTGTAAAAGATATAAGTAAGTACAAGAACCTTCAACTTGCGAAAAAGGTTCAGCTCAATTCAGCTTATGGTGCTGTTGGTAATAAATACTTTCGGTTCTTTGATGTGCGTAAAGCTGAGGCAATTACATTGTCTGGGCAGTTATCAATTAGATGGATTGAAAGGAGAGTGAATGAATACCTCAACAATATCTTGGATACAAGCGAAGTTGACTATGTTATTGCATCGGATACAGATTCAATTTATGTCAATCTCGATGCACTTGTACGCAAATGCTTTAAAGAGGGAAGTGATCCTGTCAAGGTCGTCAACTTCTTGGACAAAGTTGCAAGCGAGAAGCTGGAACCTTTTATTGATAAGAGTTATGAAGAACTGGCACAGCTAACTAACGCATACTCGCAGAAGATGTTTATGAAGCGAGAAGCGATTGCTGATAAAGGTATCTGGACAGCCAAGAAACGTTATATGCTCAATGTGTATGACAATGAGGGTGTTCGTTATGCTGAACCTAAACTCAAGATGATGGGTATCGAGACTGTTAAGTCTTCAACACCAGCAGTGTGCCGTGATGCTCTGAAAGAAGCTATCATGATTATCATGACCAAAGGCGAGGATCAAGTCCAGAGTTACATCTCTGAGTTCAGAGAAAAGTTTAATACTTTCAGCTTTGAAGACATTGCCTTTCCTCGCTCAATATCCGATTTGAATAAGTATACAGTATCGGGCGATGAGTTGACAATCCCTAAAGGAACACCGATTCATGTCCGTGGTGGGTTGGTATACAATCATATGCTCCGTGACATGAAACTCACGAAGAAGTATGAGACTATCAAGGATGGCGAGAAGATTAAGTTTTGTTATCTGGTTCTACCAAACCCAACAAGGCAAAATATCATTAGTGTTATGACAACACTACCCAAGGAATTTAATTTAAACTCCTACATAGACCGCGACTTACAATTTCAGAAAGCATTTCTTGATCCACTGAAGGCAATACTTGATTCAGTCGGTTGGGACTCTGAGAAGAAAAGTTCGCTAGAAAGTTTTTTTGGATAAGAGGAAATAGAGATGAGTGACTTCGATTTTGATTTTGGCTTCACAGCCGTCACTGAAGATGAATTGGACGTTGTCCAACAGGCAAGCACAGAAGCAACTAAAGCGAGTGAATCTGCCGATACATGGGAAGCTAAGTGTGTTGATCTATACAATACATTCAAACCGCTACTCAACAATTTAGCTATGAACCCAGAGAAAGATTATATCTACTGGCCAAACCGAAACGGTAAGCTGGAAGAGTTTAGTGATCTGATTGATAAGATATATAATAGCTAATCGCTATTGACTTTTGATATGTTATGGTATATAATTAGTAGTTCAATTTACAACGAGGTGAGTGATGAGTTTTTTAACTGATATGGTAAAGGGGATTGACAACACGTCTCTCCTCGATGAGGGTGCTAACAGTTCCGAGTTTTCAGGCTCCATTGATACAGGTTCATATATTTTGAATGCTGCTGTATCTGGTAGTCTGTATGGTGGTGTGCCCAATAATAAGATCACAGCGTTTGCTGGTGAATCTGCTACTGGTAAAACATTCTTTGTTCTAGGTGTGCTCAAGCAATTCCTAGATGACAACAAAGAAGGTGGTGTTATCTATTTTGATACTGAGGCTGCTGTAACTAAGCAGATGATGGAAGATCGTGGTATTGACACAAAGCGTGTTATTATCTCTGAGCCATGCTCTATTGAAGAGTTTCGTACAAACGCAACTCGTATTCTGACCACATACATTGAGCAAGGTAAAGATGCTCCCCCAATGATGATGGTTCTTGATTCGCTTGGTATGTTATCTTCTAACAAAGAGCTTGCTGATACTGAAGCTGGTAGTGACAAGCGTGATATGACTAAAGCACAGTTGTTGCGTGGTACTTTCCGAGTATTGTCTCTGAAGTTGGCTAAAGCTAATGTTCCGTTGCTTGTAACTAACCACGTCTATGATGTTGTTGGTGCTTATATCCCGACTAAAGAAATCTCTGGTGGTTCTGGCTTAAAGTATGCTGCTTCATCTATTGTTATGCTTGGTAAGAAGAAAGATAAAGATGGTACTGATGTTGTTGGTAATATCATCAAGGCTACCATGCATAAGTCTCGCTTCACTAAAGAGCAGAAAAAGATTGAAGTGAAACTGTCATACGATACTGGTCTTGATCGCTATTATGGTCTGCTTGATCTTGCTGAAAAGTATGACATCATTAAGAAAGTGTCAACACGTTATGAATTGCCTGATGGCAGTAAGGTGTTTGGTAAGGCAATCAATAAAAATCCTGAAAAGTATTTCACTCCTGAAATTATGGAACAGCTTGAAGTTGCTGCTTCTAAAGAGTTTAAATATGGTCAGATCGGTGCTGATGAAAAGACAGAAGAGGACTTAGAAGATGTCGGTTAAATATGATTTGGTAGAATCACCTGAAGGATTCCATGCGGATCATTGGGCTGTTAAGGTATTGGAAGGTAGTTGTGAGGGACTCACCTTTCAGTATGATACCGTATCGTTTCATGAAAGAGAAGAAGATGGACAGGCTGTACTTGATTACAATACAATAACTATTGATAATCCTACAGACGTTGACTTGACTTCTGATGAAGCGATTGGTATAATGGGAGACATACTTGTCGATATTATTGAACAACAATTGAGAGAGAGCGTAGATAATGCAGGAACAACTGATACTGAGACACCTACTGAACGATGAGGATTATGCTAGGAGAACACTTCCCTATCTAAAGCCTGATTACTTCAGTGATCGTGTGGAACGTGCGGTCTATGAACAGATAGACCTTTTCATAAACAAGTTTAATACTGTGCCTACTAAAGAGGCTCTTGTCATTGAACTTGATCAAAAGACTAATCTTTCGGATAGTGAATTCACAGAGTGTGGCGAATATATTTCGTCACTGTCTGTTGAACAAACTGAAGATCCTGATTGGCTCATCAATACAACTGAAAAGTTTTGTCAAGAAAAAGCTGTGTACAATGCCATCATGGAGAGCATTAGTATTCTTGATGATAGTAAAGATCAGAAGCAAGACAAAGGTGCGATACCAGAGCTGTTATCTAATGCTTTGAGCGTTTCGTTTGACCCTAACATTGGTCACGACTTTGTTGAAGATGCTGAACAACGGTTTGAGTTTTATCACCGCAAGGAAGAACGTGTTCCGTTTGACCTTGAGTATATGAACAAAATTACACAGGGTGGTTTGCCTCGCAAGTCTTTGAACATACTTATGGCAGGTACTGGTGCTGGTAAGTCTTTGGCAATGTGTCACATGGGTGCGGCTAACCTTATGGATGGCAAGAACGTATTGTATATCACTATGGAGATGGCTGAAGAAAAGATTGCGGAACGTATTGATGCTAATCTACTCAATGTGACTCTTGATAATCTCAAGTCCTTATCTAAGGATATGTATACCAAAAAGATCGAACGTGTCAAGGGCAAGACAGCAGGCAAGTTAATTGTCAAGGAATATCCTACTGCCTCTGCTGGTGTTGGTCACTTCCGTCATCTGTTGAATGAGATGAAGCTGAAAAAAGCGTTTATTCCTGATATCATCTATATTGATTATCTGAATATCTGTAGCTCCTCTAGGATGAAGGCTGGCTCTAATGTAAACTCTTATACTCTAATCAAAGCAATT